CTCTCCCCCTAACGCCGCGTACCCAATAATATCGGTCCACGAATCATCTTTGTGCATGTCTTCGGCAAGTCGCGCCAGCTTTAGCCCAACCATCATGGCAACCACTTCGGTTGGTGTGATCTTATCCAGCAACTTCTTGCGAAGCAGCACGTTCCAGATCGTGGCAATGCGTTCATGATTTACAAGCGCCGGTCCATAGTCCTCGGCCCTTGATCCATTGATTAGTTCTTCCGCTTCTCGCAGAAACTGTTCTCTGTTCTTTGTCATGTAGCAAATCCATAATATCCTGTTGATTCAATTAGATGCAGGTGTTTTTTAGCACGAGTAGCACCTACATAAAAAACCCTAACCTCGCTGTCTTGGTCAAGGTTCTCTACACAAGCTTTGCTGGAATCTAGAAAGAGAGCGACGTTATCCGCCTCGCCACCTTTGGCTTTGTGAATCGTCGATATCCGGATCCTCGGTTTCCCAGATAGTAATTTCTCCCCCCGCCGCCGTACCGATGTAATGTAGGCGATCTCCCTGTCCGAAACTTTCAAGACAGACATCCACGGCGACTCCGCTGTCGCGCTCAGACCGCACTGCGCGATTAAATCGTCGAGGGTATAGGATTGTTCTGGGTCTAATGATCCGAGGGTTTTGCGCCCAGATTTGGTAATAACATTTCCGTTCAGTATCTTGGAGAACTTCTTCAGTTCCTCCGCTGACAAGTCTTGGCCCTTGCATAATTTTAGCCATACCTCAATTCCGTCTAGGACATTTTGTGACAGAGACCAGCCGGCCCCTTCTCTCCAGAAGAGATAACCATCATCCTTTAATCGGGAGGCGATCTTATTCGCAATGTAATTGGTCCGGGCTAAAATCAACCATTCACCACTCTCCAAGTCCAACTCCATGATATCACGATGCCACGAAAGATTGCCCTTTCTTTCGACGGGTTGCCAAATCTTTTCCTGTCTGGTAGCGACTCGCCGTACAAGCTGGTCGGCAAATTTGTGCACGGTCAACGGTACACGGTACGACTTGTCGAGGACCACCTTACGGTCACTAGCCCCCAAGAAATCCGATACACGAACCCCCATCCATGAGTAGATGCATTGATCGTCGTCCCCGGCGTAGTAAACTTGCTTTGAGTTTGGAACCAAAACCTCTTTAACCATACGCCATTGCAGCGGTGCCAGATCCTGCGCCTCGTCGATGATCAACAAATCAAAGCGCGGACTAGTGCCCTGCTCGATGAAGTCCTCAATCATGTCCACAAAATCGCGCTTACGAAGCTCCTTTTTCAAATCCTCATATGCTTTGGCCAAGACCCGAAGCTGTTGGAAGTGCAGTTTGTAATCACCTGCATCGTTGAACTGTTGTTCAATCGTAACCTCACGCACCCGTGCTTCCTGCACCATCGACAGATACTTGTCGCCGCCCGCTCCGGGGATAAACAGCACACCATCAGACATGTTGTTCGAAGCATTGGCTCTAAACTCTAAGCCAACAAGCTCCCCAAGTTTGTGGAAGTCTGCGCCCTTAAACACATCTTGCCCCCTCATGCCAAGACAGTTGAAGGCTAATGAGTGCAGTGTTCGAAACCAAATCAAATCGCGAGAGTCAACATCCAACTCAGCCATTGCGCGAGTCTTAGCTTCCTCTGCCGCCTTCTTGCTAAATGACATAAACGCAATACGGTTCGGATCCATGCCAGCGGCGATAGCGTCCTTCACGATACTGATTAGGCGGGTGGTCTTGCCGGTGCCCGGAGGGCCAAAGATTGTCGTCTCCATCAGAACGGCACCTCCGTGCTGGCAACAGCAATATCAGGTGTTGACACCTCGGCAGCAAACTCTGGCACCCACCAAACACGAACCGACTTCCATTTGCCGCCAGATGTCTTGAAGCGTTTGACACCGTGCGAATCCGTACCGTCGTTCATCTCCTTGATGCGTTCTTGAATCTGCGCCCTCGTGTAGCTATCGAACTTCTTCTGCCGCAAAAATTCCATCAGCGAGTCAAGGCGGAAGTATGTCCGTTGCTCTTCGTTGTCAGTGTAAGGTTTGCCAAGCATGAGTTCTTCGACAGTTACAGCCTGCACACGGCCCGTGCAGTACCCCTCCAAAAGGTCTGTGAACTGCCCCTTGTATGTTAGCTCCTGGGGCACTTCGATCTGATTGCAGTTGTCCATTAGGTTGTTAATCAAACTTTGCCAGTCAGCATCCTTGGCCCGCTCCGGCATAAAGTTAAGCTGTTCCATGCAGCACCGTTGAAACAGTCGTGGGTTCTGTAGCTGATCTGTGTCTAACTCTAAACGTCGCCCATCAATGTCCAAGAACCACAGGCGCGGCTCAGACATAACAACTGACAAACCACTAATGGTGGGCAACGATCCACCGCCGCCGATTCCATGCGTCATGGTGCGGCAGACATTCTTGTTGCAGTAGGATGCCATCGGCTCCTCGCTGCACAGATAGCCCCACTCTTTCTTCTCAACCTGATTCTGAATCGTCACGATCTCTGACGCAGGCAAGGGCGGATGAAAGTCCTTGGCGTTGTGCTCTTCAAGCAGTGTCTTCCAGTTCACCTCGTCGTACTTCTTTAGAAAGATTCCAAGCTGGAAAGCAAACTTGTTCCGCCCCCCCTCAGATATACCCATTGCCAACATCTGTCGTACGCATGGAATGTAGTCTGGATACAGGTCAACGCTGCCACCAATTGGCAACTTACGAAACTCGTTTGGATCGACGCTAACCTCATCGATCATGTCGAGAAACTGCTCTAACGTGGCCCCGTCGCCGTCCGGTAGAATCGCCGGACGCATCGTCTGTTCCGCATCAAAGTACGGAAGGTTAATAAAGTTCCCAACATCACCACGCTCGACGAGAACCTGCTCCTGCTTTGGGAACACCTCGCATTTACCGTGGCCCAAAAGCGCTGCAATTTCCGCAGCCTTGTCTCTGAATTCACCTGCACTCATCCACTCCTTAAAGAAAAAGAATACGTGGGCACCGCCCGACTTAGAGCGGCACACGATACACGGTACATTGTTTTGAGATAGCTGTTTAATAAGCGCGGTATGGTCAAGCGGATACACATCAATATCCAACGCGCCAAACTTACACTTGTTGTCTTCGTTAATTGGGATGGCACCCACACCGTCGCCACCATCAAGGTGGGACTGAACAAGCTCAACAGTCAAAGGTTTACGGACGACGTAAGACTTTGCCTTTGTTTTTCCGGCTCTTCGTTCTTCTGAAATATCTGTACGTCCATGTGCAGCGCCAAACCCGGCAAACGCTGCCATGAACCTCTCCGCAAGGGACATAGCTTCCTCCAAAAAGGATGGGGATGCCGCCTCTGACAAAGGCTGTAATCGGCACGATACAGCCCAAGCGACACCCCCAACTGGTTAAAACGGTACTTCGTCGCTAAACGAATCAGCCTGCTTCATCTCTTCTTTCGAGGCTGCTGCCGTTTTAATTTCACCCTTCTGGAAACTCTCCGCCATCTCTTTAGCTTCAAGCATCGCGTTGCCCATCTTAGATACATCTTCGACGCGCTCGACACGGAAGTTATACCAACTACCTTGGTCATTACTTTCCGCAATTGAAGTCACACGCCAAGCCGTGCCGTAGATAGGCAGAAGGAACATGCCATTCTTACCCATTGCCCGCACCGATTTACGCTGCGAGTTCCATTTGCGAGACACCTTCAACTGAGTCTTCTTCATATCCATGACCGCTGGCTCATACTCGCCGGTAGCTTCGTCATAAACCAGAACCAGATGCTGGTGCGTACGCACAAGCTCGTTGCCCGACGGCAGGATTTCTGCCGGTCCTTCCCTCGTCGTACGAGTGAGATCAGGATCGTTCGGATTCTTTTCCCCTACGAAACCACCGCCCGCAGTCCGAAGCTGAAACTCAAGATACTTCGTTTCGAAAGCCACGGGGATGACGACCATACCCTCGTCCGCCTTATAGATGCGGTTGGATACGGTATTGAACAGGTCGCCCTGCTCTGCACCCTTAATATACAGGGAGTCCTGCTTGTTAAGCTGTGGCGACAGTGCCTGAAGAATCCGAAGAAACGGAATCTGCATCTCGTCGGAACCGATCTTCTCAAGACCAGCGCCCGCGTTCTCTTCAAACATGTCCATAAGATCCGCCGGAGCGACGGAGGTGGTGGTGGCTTCTGCTATTGCTGTTTTGCTCATTGGTTTACCCCTTTTTAATCACAGCACGATTGCCGACGTAAACGCCGAAAACGTCATAGTCGAGTTCTTGATTAGACTCGACACGATTCTTCACCCAAGACCTGAGAGTCATAGGATGAATGTGTGTCTTTTGATTTGGCTCGAGACCTTGGTTTCGAAGATCATCGATCACGGCCCCCGCTACATTGTCCTGACCCATACCGAAGGTGACCACGACATCGTTCTTAATGATGTCTCCCTCACCAATAGATCGCAAAAAGCCAAAGGCTTCTGCTTTACGATCATCAGGGATTCGGGCTGACACATACTTATCGACCGAGACCTTGTTGCCATCGACAGTCAAGCTCTCAACGCCAAGCTCCTCCATCAGCGACGGGATGTCTTCCTCGTCGATGGTGCGCTTCTTGGCTTTCAGGTCTTTGAGATATTGTTCCGTCTGCTTGATCTCATCGTCAGTCTGTTGCGACTGACGGATCAGACGGGAGAGGCGGGTAGTCCCCTCTTCGCTAACTTGGTCAAACGCCTTGGCGCTAGCAGCCTCTTCTTCGAATAGCGAGAATACATCGCTCATCGTTCACTCTCCTTGTTACAAGTTTAACCCCTTCGGGTGTGCAGTCGGTTTTATTTATCAGTTGCGATCGTGTCAACCATTTTTATCTTCTCTAGGTATTCGCCGAACTTTTCACTGTCGCCGTGCCCCCTAAAGGTTGCATTGTATTCCCGTACAATATGTGACATCTGGCCTCCTATCGTACGCCCTTCGATGCCCGCAATATGCTTCAGGACTTTATGCACTTGATTTGGAACCGCTACTGACTTGTACCGCGTATTGTCCATGTTATCTCCTTGTGGATCACGCTATGTTGTGCAACCCTAACACACTGGGCTGGGATTAAAAAGGATTCTTTATGACAATCGACTACCGAATCAAGGATGGCAAGCGGTGCGAATTGCTTGCTGCTGATTGGCTTATATCGCAGGGTTGTCATGTATTCACTCACGTTATGGAACAGGGTCCGGTCGATATCGTAGCGTTATCACCCAACGATGAATGGTTGTTCTTTGACGTAAAAAAAGCAGGTCGTCGAAAAGACGGTTCAATAGTAAACCGAACCTTGACAGACAAACAAAAGAAGCTCGGTATCCGACTTCTATATGTCGATCTTGATACGGGACAGTGTCATCTGTACCCCCATCAATTCAAACCTGGCCCCACATCGGAACAAAACGCCGGCAACCGGCAGTTCAAAGGTGTTAAACCTCAAGCCACTTCCTCACTTCTTCTCCCAAGGTCACCCCCGCCAGATCAATCTTGTCCTTGAGTGCCTTAACGATATTGATGTCAATAGTCTTAGGTACAACAAGATCCACATACAAAACACTGTGGTTCTGCCCGATCCTATGGCACCGATCTTCTGACTGCCACCTCGTCGCAAGGTTGTAGTCGTTGGCGTAATAGATCACGTTCGTTGCAGCAGTCAGCGTTAACCCAAAACCAGCGGTCTGTGGGTTGCCTACAAAGAAACGTGCTTCACCCGTTTGAAAATCACGAATCGCATCTTGCCGTTCCTGATCTGTGGTGTCTCCGAAATAACTGACCACGGACGCCGGTCCATGGACTTTTTTCAACTCACGAACAATTTGTTTTATGTCGTATCGGAAGCGTGACCAGATGATGACCTTACCTGTCATCTCATCGATGGTGTCTAGCATCGCTTGTATGCGATTGCTTTTTACCTCAACCAGTTCTCCATCGTCTGTCATAAGATGCCCGCATAGAACCTGCTGCATACGAAGCAGCTTTGTCATCACCTCCGGCGCCGTCACCATCTCACCTCCTTCGAGCAGTGCTATAGCAGCGCCCTTCAAAGTGCTGTAGTGCCGTGCTTGATCGTCTGTCATCGCGACTTCACGGGTTGTGTATATTTTATCAGGTAAGTCGAGTGCGTCTTCTTTCGTCACCCTGTACGAAAACGTACCTAGCTTGTCTGTTAACTCCGGTAGGTTGCGGTAGCCAATAATTTCAGTGAACGAATGATTACCCATGCGCTGTGTGCGCGTCATCGCATACCGGTGTTGAAACGACCAATAGCTTTTGAACCCAAGAAGATCCGCGTTAAGAAAGGCGCACTGCGCGTACAAATCCATAGGAGATTTGGTGACAGGAGACCCTGTCAGGATTCTTTTATATGCAGCTTTTTTGCCGAAGAGGACCAGCGTCTTAGTGCGTTTGGCTTTGGGATTCTTGATTGTAGTGGACTCATCAAGGCCAAGTAGGAAACTGCTGCCCTGTGTGAACGCACCCACAAATGCGGGCAGCTTCTTTGTCGCGAACCCTTCCACGTTTGCCAAAAGGATGCGCAGGACACCACGCTCTTGTATGGAGTCGCGCAACTTACGCGCCTGAGACTTGTTGGGATTCGGATTCCATACATAAACCTTGTGCGGAACGTCCTCGGGGAAATGTATGGGAATCTCCGCCGTCTCCCAGTTGCGGTAAACACCTTTCGGCGCAACAATAACCGCAGTGTCAATGCGGCCCTGCTCGTAGAGCCAGACCAAGTTGTCAATAAGCACCTTCGATTTGCCACAGCCCATCTCCATAAAGTAGGCATAGTTGCGCTTGTCATACGAACGCTTGAGTGCCTCAAGCTGGTGAGCGTACGGCTCTGTTTTGAAATTGAACATTCATATCCACCCCAATGCCGAAGACGCATATGTTATATTATTGTTGTCTCTCGGCCTGTATTTATTCTCTGGCTGGCAGGCTCGAGGATCATCCTCGAACCGCTGACCGTCGTACAATTCCTCCACCTCATCGGGAAACAAGAAAGGACCATGATAGCCTGTGACCCTGCTCCCGTAAGGCAGTCGAATCCAATTCTCCAGTCTAGCCAACTGGGGGATCGTCTTCTCCGGTATCCCACTCAGGGACGAAATAGAAAACGGTGGGTGATTCATCTCCCACATCCTCTTCGCCACCAGCACAGCTAGATGCGGATGATGTGGGAAACTTGACGACGTTATCGTCAAGTTCAGGGTGTACTTCAGGACTGTTGAGCAAGCCTGTTGATCTTTTTCCATCTTTACTCATCCTCTAAACCTCCCGTCATAATCCCAAAACGAGCGGCTTCCATGTACCATAGAACTTCTGCTGGATCAGGAACAGTTGTAATCATCTGCACCTGACCCTCTTTGTTCTCACCTATGATAACCACATCCTTAAATGTTTGGCCCGCAGCATCACACACAAATGACACAGGGTCGGTTGACTTTGTTATTTTCTTAATCGGAAACGAAACTACATTGTCACTCATGTTAAGCACTCTCCTTGACAACAATCGTCGATCACGCTGCCACATGCAGCGCACTGGTAGTGCCCATGTACTTCAATCTTGCCGGTACGTCCACATCGCGGGCAGCGATCTTGAACATTGTCCACCATAGATTTATGGATATCCGTCAGAAGTTTGTCACGCTTGTCAGGCACTACATGATGCCTGCGAATTCCATGCCAGTTGGGGTCACGTTGTTTCATGTCTGTTCCTTATCAGCGGTACGGCAAACAATGTTGATAACCACCGGTTCTGTAGACTCTAACGTCATCGCTCGGAACATACTCTCTTCGTTGCGGTAAGACCACGCTTCGCAGATTGCCAGACTATTAAAACGCTCATCACTTTGACGCATGTAGCATTTGTTTACGGGCAGTCCATTCACGTCCGCCGCAAAGCAGACAGCTATTATCGCAACAAACATATCACCCTCTCAGAACCCGTTGCCATGCTTCCATGACCTCGTCTGCTCGTCCCGGCCCATAATCATCAGGCCACTCGGTGATCTTGTCTAGCATCTCATCGACGCACCACTCAATCACCTGAACCGCTGTAGCCCATTCCATCTGCGGAGCTTTGCCCGCAATATCTTCTTCGGTCGCCATTAGTAATGTCTCCTTTGCCATTTAAACCTCCTGTTAAAAAGGGGTATTCCATAGATTTACCGTATCTACTCTGCCTCAAAAACATCCTAAAAAAGGCAGGGGGCGGCACGGCTTTTATAAATAGTTGCACCCGATGCATAAGCCTCGCGGGCGGGTGCAAAAACAACATCTATGGCCTTGAGGACGCTACCCTTGTCGCCCTATGAGGAGATGCCACCCCTCCCGCTTATTCCAACGCACCAGCTTTCATAGCCAGCGATTCTTCATCCTCGGTCCACGATTCATTGTTCATGGATATTTCTAGATCACAATTCGAACAGCGCACCGGCCAATAAATCTGGTTCAGGTCAGGTAGCGCAGTGTCACATTTAGGGCACCGCCCTTGCGACAGCCGTCGTTCAAATGTCCCGTCTCCTGGGTCAATCAATGCTGCGTTCCTTCTTCATCATCCAAGTTACTAACCACAGCTTGGTTCGCGCTTTGCAGCGCAGCAGACAATACTTCATTATAGAATAATGGATTGTAGCGGTTGTTGGCCAGCAAAAGAGTTGCCCCCGCAGTCATCAATGCATATGAAATTAAATCTGGGTCCATGCCACGCTTTGCGAATCGAGCCATCATTGCATTTACCGCTTTTGAAACGATCAGCATTTCGGCATCGGAATCCATTTTTGATTGTTTGTCTTCCACTATTTTTTCTCCTCAACGCCCCAGTTTTCAACCCTAATGCAAAGCGCTTCCTGATTAATAGGCATGTTTTCCCAAAATGTTTGAGTCGATGCCACATGACACTCTGCCATAGTATCGTAGCCGCCCAGAGACTTGGTGTCGAACTCATCGACACCAAACCCTGTGACCAGCAACAGAACCCAGACGGTCTTCATTGGTAGTCTTCTGGAAAAACGATAGCTTGCAACCGCCATCCAAACGAGTTTTTCGGCAGCTTGCCCATGTCAACCAGCGAATCATAGATATAATCCACCAAAGCAGCCTGCGTTTGTGCAGGGAGTCCATAACTCATGTCGATGAACATTTCACCTTGTGCGCCGTATTCAACCTCGTCAGGCACACCACCGATTTGCACGACCTTCATTCTTCGTCCTCCTCTTTCACATCCTCGGCAAAGACATAGTCCGCCCAGTATGCGCCGGTCTTCTGCGGCGGCTTGAAATCAAACTCGGAATGCAGTGTGTGGATGATTGCATCCATCTTCCGTAGATCAGACAGCCACATGTCGTTGCATTCCTCGACCGTGTTCTTGATATCCTTCAGATCGTTATGCATCTTCAGCATGGTCTGACGCATTTCGCGCGTCACTCGCTTGTCATATATACTCACCTAAAATCTCCCTTTTATAGGTTTCGTCTTCACAGGCACACTCGTCGCAACGAATGTCCCCAAAATAGCTGGTATGTTCCCAGCATCTCTCACCGCATTGGTCGCACTCGACGCCTTCATAGTCATCCATGACGCTTCCAATCCTCGTTGTCTCTGGTCTTCCGCTTGTGGCAGTTGGCGCACAGTGCTTGGAACTTGGTACACGGATCACGGTTGCTTTTTACCATCCGATTCACCTCGTTAAAATTATGCTGCCCGTTCTTCTTCACCTCGGAATCCTTGTCTCTTTGCAGTATATGGTCGATCTCCAGCACGACAGGATCAGACTCGCCGCAGCGCACACATGTCCCTCCCAATGCCATGATCGCATCCCTTCTCCGCTTTACCCTCGACCTACGGTTAGAATCGAGGAACATACTCAACCCCCTCCTTCTGTAGCCGCTTGACGGATGTGTACCTGCGCCAAGCCGCATCGATCTCATCCTGCGGTGCCTCGTCGAAACACAGATCACCGAACTCGCGCATGAGCCGACGAACCTCGTCGGCCACATGCATCAGTCTGGGATCAGTGGAAGGGGCTGACATCAATCCTCCTTACCGCGTAGTCA